CATATTACTTTGCATATAAACATTTTCACTTGGTCCACCCATAGAGTTCATATCTTCAAAAGCTCTAACCTCATCAGGTGAAATAACACCAATGTTTACAAGTGTTCTATAGTAGTCTGCTCTCGACTTAGAGTCACCTCTTAAAAGAGCAGTTAAATTGAATTTAAAATATTGTGAGCCTTTCTTATTGAAAGGAATTAACTTTTGGTTAAGTGCCATCTCAATACGCTTAATCCAAGGTGTGATAGTGTGTACCACAAAATCTATTTGCTGTGCCTCTATGTTAGAGTATGTAGCGTTAGATAAATCGTTTACTAGATGGTTAGGTACTCTAAAAACACGACAAATATCGCTAATTTGATATTGTCTAGTCTCTAAGAATTGAGCTTGATTGTTAGGAATCTGTCGTGGAGAAAAGTCCATTCCCTCTTCTAAAATTGCAGTTTTACCTGCGTTAATAGAACCACTATAAGTTTGATTCCAACTAGCTCGTAATCGTTTAGCAGTCTCAGGTTTAAGCGTTCCTGGATGTTTAAGAATACCACCTACAGATGCTCCGTTCTTAAAGAACGAACCTGCGAATTGTTCGATAGATAAAGATATACCTAAAGATTCTGCTGCACTCTGTATTGGAGACTTACCCATAACTCCATCACAAGATAATCCTTTTATGTGGATCATATTCTCTGAAGTTACTTTACCAGTAAAAGGGTAAGGTATGGTTTCGTTTTGGTCTATTTCATAATAAACTTCTCTACCATCAGGCGATACATAGACACTTACATCATCACATTGGATAGGGATTATTTGAGTAGGTAGACCTCCGTTATTTCTCTCTATATAAGCAAAGAAATTTCCATCAAGGCAAAGGTCTACTAAGGCTCTTTCAAAAAAGCTAAAAGAGTTGTAGAGAGGTGAAGGTTGCTCTCCTACTAAAGAGTGAAGTGGATTGTCAGATAAAATATATCTTTTATTATCTGCATCTTTTTCGTACAACGAGATTGGTAGAGAAGCTATTGTTTCAGATATTACTTTTACACAACTCCAAACTGTTGATAGCTGTAAAGAGCGTTCTTTTGAAATTGGTTGGTTAGATGAGTTGCCCATTATTGAAGCGTTCCCATATAAACTTGTGTTGTAAAACCTTTCCTCTTGGTTAGGTTGTACTTGTGGTTTTCTTCTGAAAAAATCTAATATGTTTGCCAAATCCCTAGTGGTTTAATATACCTTATCCATATAGATATATAGAAAAGGTGTTTTTGTGAACCTTTTATTTATATTTTTTTTTCAAGTGACCTGTAATCCCTTTGATATACTTGTAAATTTGCCTTGTAGAAACACCCATTGTCTTAGCTATATCAGTCACTTTTAGGTTATAAACGTACCTTAACTCAACTATTTTCTTTTCTTTTTTAGTAAGTAAGTGCTGTATATCAAGCCAAACTTTATCAGCTAAAGGATTATATTCTTCCGAATCGTCAATATCAATAAAAGGTATTTGCTGTCTGTACTTCTTGTGAAATGGTGAAGTGCTAGAGAATACTTGGTTGGTGATTATTCTAGCTATATAGAATTTAAAATAACCTTGTTCGTAGATAGTTTGAACAGACTCATCACCTTGATTAAGCAAAATCAAACAAACCTCTTGAACTAAGTCATCAACAAGGTAAAGGTTTTTATTGCTCCTAAGAACATTCGTACAAATCTCTCTAATTGAGTTGTACTCTTTTTCTACTATCTCGTTCTTAGATAAAAAATATTTCTTTGTCATCGTAAGCCGAGCCACCTTTGTTTTTATTTTCCATAGCTTCAGATAGTGCCATAATACAAGCTACGATACCATCAATCTTTTCATTACTTTTTGCTTTATTTGGTTTTACGTTACCTGCTGGGTCAAGCGTAAGAACTACGTTACTCATCATCCACCTAAGAACAGGGTCACCTCCGTGTCGAATCTTACCACTAAGTATTAGTGTTTCAAATTCTTTAGTTGCAGGTGACATAGTTTTAAATCCTTGACCTACTGGAATACAAGGACACCCATCTTCTGTAAGGTCGATTATTAGCTGTGACGAGTTCCATCGGTCATAAGCTACTATCTGAATATCAAATAATTCACTTAACTCTACAATCTTTTGCTTTATGTAGTTATAGTCAGTTACATCTCCAGGAGTATAGATAACATAATTCTCTCTTTCCCATTTATCATAATTTACCTTATCTCTCTCTGACCTTCTCTTAGCGTTTTCTTCAGGAACAAAATTATAGTTAATTATATCGTAACCACCCTCTTCATCAGGAAACAATAAAGCTAAACAAGTAATATCTCTTGTACTTGCAAGGTCTAATCCTGCGTAACAAACTTTACCTCTTAGATAATTTCTATCTACCTCACCATCACAAAGCATCCACTTCTCGTCACTAATCCACTTAGTTTCATTTGCAACCCATTGATTTAAATGAAGTCTACGCCAAGTATTCTCAAATGAAGGTTCATTTTTTGCTTTGATAGCTTGTTGGTGCATATACTCTTTAGTCACAATACTTCCGTAACCAGGATTCGCTTTCTTCCAAACCTCTTCACTAAAAATATCATCTCCTTCATCAGCTTCGTAAACAACTGCTAAGAACGATTCATCCTGAATAGAGCCATCAATTAATTTTTTAGAATAGTCATAAAGCTCTCTCGATATGTGGTCTTTCTGATTACCTGCCCCTGCCGTAGTTATTCCTAACATTAAAGGTTCTTTTCTAGCACCCATAGAGGTAAGTAACACATCGTATAGGTCACGATTTTTGTGTGAGTGAATTTCATCCAGTAAACAACAAGAGAGGTTTAATCCGTGCTTGGTATCTGCATCAGCCGAAATAACTTTGTAGTACGATCCAACTTTATCGTAAGTAATTGAATCACGATAAGTACCTGCTCTTTTGATAAGGTTAGGTTCTTGTAAAACCATTTGTTTAGCTATCGAGAAACTTAACCTTGCTTGTTCTTTATCAGCAGCAGCCGATACAATCTCAGCACCTTTCTCTCCATCAGAAAAAAGCATATAGAGTGCTATACCAACCATCATCGTAGTCTTTCCATTCTTACGAGGAATGAAGATAAAGCATTGTCTAAATTTTCTGAGTTTAGTTTTCTTAGATTTCCAACCGAAGATAGCTTCTATGATTTCTATTTGCCAAGGCTCTAATACAAATGGTTGACCTGCTAATTCTCCCTTAGTGTGTTTACAAAAAGTTTGAATAAAGTCACAAGCTCTCTTCGCTGATTTCTCATCAAAGAAGTATTTAGTTTTGTTTATCCTGTGAAGATTATTCGCCACTGTTAAAGAAATTTTCTATTTTAACATCAGGAGTTGTAGATGCGTTTTCAATAGCATTTACCTTAGCTCTACTCGAAGGAGTTAATCCAAATTCTTTAAGCAACTGAAAGACTCTAACAAAAGATTGATTAGCTATTTGTACTTCAGGTCGAATAACCGATTTAGAATTACCTTCCCTAGAAGTAACTTCCATAGTCGCACCTAGTTGGTTAACAACTTCTTTAGCTTTTTTATATTCGCTATAAGCATCACAAAGTAAAGTTAAGGCTAACTCATCCGCCTGAGTCAGGACAGACATATCGTGAAGTAAATTGCTTAGTTCACTAAATGCCTTTTGTCCATCTTCAGATAACCAAGTTGGTATCGGGGGAATAACAGAAGGTAGCTTCGGTTCGTTTTCGTTTAGACGATCCTTGCGAAGTGTGCCTCTTTGTTTTTTTAATTCTGTTGGTAGCCTTTTCATTTTGTCTTTGCACAAATATATAAAAATTATATAAACTATATATATTATCTTTATCTTTATCTTTAACCCTATCCTTGACCCCTAAGTAGGGGTTTGTTAGAGGTCAAATAAGGGGCTTGTTTGAGGTCAAAGTAACCCCTTTAATTTCAGTACCATATTTTTCATAATACTTTCTAGCTACCTTACCCGACAGGTGTATTGGTGATAGTTTCCAACCCCACATTAATTCGTCAGTTCCTTTAGTTACTAACTTCACTTCTTTTTCTTTCTTCATAATATTTCATAAGTTCATCAAGTTCTTTTACAAACTTATTAGTAAATGTTTTATACATCATTTCAACTACTTCTTTTTTTTGTTTAGCTTTTAAAGTGCCATACCACTTAATAAATCTTTTTCTTGTTTTTTCTCTATCCATAATTTTTTTTTGAGATGGCTAATATATAATAGTTTGGGTAAACTTACAAATGGACTAGGTAGAATAACTACAAAGTAGAGAACCCTTTTCCTGGTGAGGGAATTCCCTGAATGCCTCTTCCCCTTGGGGTAGGGGACACCCCCACAACCCCTTTACTATTGACAGCACGAACAGAAGGGGGGGGCGTTGGTTTTGAGAGGTTAAAGTTTCGTGATACAAACACCCCTATCTATATATTTATATTTTTATATATA